GATTCCTGCTAGTATATTGTATATAATCATTTGTTCGTCGCCTTTCTGTTTGAGATAGTTCTATAAGGTACACCATTTGATACTCTTATAGGCATTATGAGACTGTAGCAATATCAAGTGTTTCAGTGTCAACTATGTGTATCATAAGGTTCATTAATGATTTATAGAACGTATCATAAATGTTATCTACCTTTTGCTACCAACTAAAGAACTCCTTAGGCATCTCTCTGCCTAAGTCATTGATCATCTTGTTATATCGTCCCTGCTCGCTCTCTGGATCTACTTCTATAGGCTTTGTCATTAACGTTCTTCTCATGTAGTCACCGGCCATTGTAAGCGTGTCGGCCCCATCGTCATGTTTGTTCTTGCCCATCTTAACATAGGAAGTAAGTTGGCGCATGAACTTGTCGTAGTCAGAACCTATCTCGTAATCCTTGCGAAAGTACATGTACTCTTTGTTATATCCAGCACACATAAGGATGCGTGTTTCTTTGTTTGTTGTTGCATTGCATGTTATGACTGAACAATAGCTCTTCTTATCTATCAGATTCGCTACGTTGCGGCTGTACTGGTAACCACCGTTGTTGCTCTCTATCTGCATGATCTGTGTCTTTGTATCTATGATCTGCTGTGCTACTAATGGCTCTGTCACTTCTACGCCATCTTGCGTAAAGACCACATTCGTTATATAGGTGTGCTCGCCAAAGCGCTTTCCTATCAAAGAACAAAGATAATCATCTCCCTTATCAGCTGTATCAGTAAAGCCTACTATGGCATCCGGTGTCTTGGTTGCTATGTCTGCCATAGTGAATCTATTAAGCTCTTCTATAGGATACAACAAGCCTTTAGACTCAATGGGGTGTTGCATGAACTCTGCTTCCCAAATGAAGTCCTCTGTGATCTTACGTAGTGAGTGATACTCTGCTGTTGTCTTAATCTCTGGACAGAACGTCTCTCCATCTGAGTTAAGTGCAGGTATGTTGATAACCTTCATACCTGGCTTATATGCTTCGCTCTCTACATCTGTGAGCCTGCCTATAGGATCCTTGCGGGTCCACCTTGTAGCTATGTGTATCTCAGGACAACCGCTCTCTAAACGTGACATATGCGTTGAGGTGTACCAGTTCCATACGTTGTCTATGACTGTCTCGGATAATGCTTCCTCAATGTTCTTAAGTCCATCGTCGAGAATAGCTAAGGTCTTACATCCAAATCCTGTAATAGGTCCACCTACACCAGCGCAGAAGTAGGCTGGCTGGGTGTTCTTATTGATCATCCAGTTATCTATAGCACCCTTGACAGTAATGTCAGGGAAGACCTTCTTATACTTCTCATTTGGCATGATGCCGTCTCTTATGTCTTTGGAAAACTTCTCCGCTAACTTGGCAGCGTAACAGTTTCTCATTATGCTACCGTCCGGATTACGTCCTAACATCCAAGCACAGAAGAGAGACGTTATATAACTCTTTCCTGCCCTTGGTGGCATTGACACGGCTAGTTCTATCACCTTGCCGTCTGCTACCTCTTGGAAGGCATCTGCTATAAGTTTAAGATGGGGTTTGCCGATAGTAAAGAATAACGAGTCCATATATACACAGAAGTAATAGAAGTTACGCCTTGCTCTCTCAATTTGTACTTGATCAAGTGTTGGTATGCTTCGAGAGGATTTGTTCAAGCGTAATCAACTCACTATCTGTTAAAGCAGTAAGGCTATGCGTTTCTATTGGAGCGCCTTCTGGTCCGCTTATCTCTGTTGCCTGTATTGCCTTGCCATATGCTCTGTCTATAATCATCTCTGCTGCCTTAATGCGGTCAGAGTGTTTAGCTTCGTCATTGTTCATTATGTTTATAACTACGTTTAAAGCATCAAGTGATTTTGCCTTAGCTAGTTCCTTAAACTCCTTTGGCTCTTTTGGCCTGCCGTTGGGGTTTCCACTCTGCCCAGGCTTAAATGATGTATTATTCTTTTTTATCCCTGATTCTCGCCTGTTACTTGGCATTGTGTTCACCTCTCTATCCTAAATATACCGGACGATTATCAGTCATCATCCGACTAAACGTATCAAACACAGGGCTGTCCTCGTACCTCTGCATTACTCCTGCAATATCAGAACAAACTCCATGCTCCCTATTGAACTTTACACAATTTGCGCAATTAACTCTACTGTCGCTGTACTTATCCATATAATCCCTACAGGACTTACTGATAGCACTCACAATGTCCACCTCCTATATTTCTGTTTGATGTTTATATATCGTTTGAAGTCCGGAGATCTGAGTTTGTATTGCATCTAAACTGCTTCTCGCTGCTGTCCACTCTGCATCCGCTAAATCCATATCAAACTTCTTATCGCTTATATTACCCTTGGCTATATCCCTTATTAAGGTAATAGCTAGGCCTTCTATCTTTAATTTCATAATCTCAAGTGCAAACTCTCTTGTGTATGCCTTTTCTGCTTTTGCTTTTCTGTTGGCATATTTGAAGAGCTTTTTTGATCCTTCACTTAGTCGCTGTGTGGCATCGTAGATTTCCTTATTGATATTAACTAACTCCACACAATCAACTCCTTTATATTTGGGCATAAGGAAAGCCCCACTCATTTCAAGTAGGGCACACCTCTTATAGAGAATTATATCACGCTTGTCAACCTAATGTCAACTATGATATGATGTAATATTTAGATAGTTGCTCCCCAAATATACACAGTAGGTTTGCATCCCTTGTTTGATTTCTTAACATTGGACTTACTACCACCGCCTGGAACTATAGCCCCCGCCATCGCCTTATATGGTTCCTTATACATCAGATCCCCTATATGATGCTTTCTATAATCTTCCCATCGTTGATCCTCTGTCATGGAGAGGAACTGGCTTGCCCAAGTTCCCCTTATTATGTTCCTTGCATCCTTAGAAGCTTCCTTAACAACTTCCTTTTCTATCTTATTAGCTATCTCTATTATTGTTATCTCAGGCTCTATATAATATTGTCCTATTGCACATACTTCCTCATGTAAACATTCCTCGCATAACCATCCGTTCGGGCACTCTCTCTTTATCTCTTCCATCTCTATTCCTCCTACTTACAGGGTGAGTAGCCGCATGCATAACACAGAGCGCATCCACCCTCAGGTATCATCCTATTTCCGCATTCTGGGCATATATTTTTATTCATTGTTTTCCTCACTCATCCCATTAGAAACACTTATCAATATGCAGGTCATGAAGCCTACAAGACCCCCAACGACTCCCCCGACAACTGCGCTAAATAAATCCAAAAACATTATTCATTCCCCCTATTTCTCATTAATGACTCCATAGCCCCCACGGCCACCGCTGCAACATGGGTTAATTCCTTGAGTAGATTCTCATACCCCCCTTCATTCTTCTTCGTTGCGTTGTTGAGGTATGTCTCATTTACTGCCTGGCAATACTCACCGTACTCTTCTCCCAGTATCCCTACCCATGCTTGTTGAGCGTGGTTTTGTTGCCCCCATTTTTCATCCTGTCTGTTGCGTTCTGCATCTACGAGTTTGAGCGCTGAAATCCTTATTAGTACATCTGCTACTATCTTGTATTCGATCTTCTCTTTCCAATTAGAATGACTGGTATATGAGCAAGCAGCACACTTTTCCATACACTTTTCATCATATTCATTTCTCATGTAAACGCATTTTTCACAATCTCTTTCCATCCTCTAAGCCCTCCCTTTATTTACACATGTTCTGCATGGCAGTAATTCCTTATTGTGGAAACGAAAGCTACACTCGCTACACTCTATTTTTATCATTTCGCTACCTCCTCAAAGTAATCCTCAGATCCCGATATTTGGCACTCTATAAATGCTTTTTCTCCAAGCACACAGGAATCTTCGTAATCTCCACAGCTTACATATTCGCGTATTAGTTTTATACAGTTTTCACAGCTATGCTCCATCATTTCGCTACCTCCTGTTGAGTTGTTGTTCTGTTGTTATACGGCTGTGTGATCTTTTGTCCTTCTCTGATTGCCTTCCAGTAGGCTGGATATAAATTCTCAGCCCACCCCTCCCAATATCTCTGCCATGCTACTGATTTATGAGGACTGTTCTTGCCTAAATTGTGATGCTCTAGGCATAATGTTGTTAAATTTTCAAGGTCATTTTTTCCACCATGCGAACGAAATAGTATGTGATGATGGTTCGTGTTATCTGAGTAACAACCTGGGTGTTGGCATTTCTTGTTGTCTCTCTTATCTACCTGTGTATACGCTGTAGTTTGTGTTGTTGGTGCTTTCCCTTTTCTATGTTTCTGTTGTCTGCGTCCTGACTTCTTCGGCAAGGCGAGTGAATCCCAAAATAAGTCGTTTTGCTCTCTTGTTTTATCCGCTTGTTCCTCGGAATAGATGTACGACTGCCCTTCGTTTATGATTCCACTTACTCTTTCTCTGTAGGGACATTTTAGCTCCCCCTTATTGTTGTTGTCTTATACCAATTTGAGGATTAAATCGTACTTAAGTTCTAGTAACTTACGCTTAATTAAGAAGGACTCCTTCTTAGCTGTGGCAGGCGATTTCACGTCCTCATACTCGATTGTTCCGTCTGGATATTCAATCTTAAAATCTGCTATATATTTTATTGCTATGATCTTTTTTCCGTCTTTTCTCCTGTACCCTTCTTGGAGTATAAATTTAGGTTGGCATGTGAACTCCTTAACTGCCCCTGCCCTTTTTAATAGCTTTAATTCAGAGTAGCGAGCACCTTCTTTTTTACTATCGAAGGTGATTCCGTCCACCACTGTTTTGATTGCTCCGTACTTGCTCCTTGCCACGTTCTAGCCCTCCAATTCTCTCTCCCTATAATTTATACAGGTTCCATATCCAAAAGGCTCTGATAGGGCTTCTCGCTCTTGTACAGGCGTTTTACATTGCTCCTTAATGTGTCGGTTACTCCCTCCGCGTATCCCTTCCTAGTTGATAGGATAATATACATGTTAATAATCTCCTCTGTTTGTTCTATTGTTGAAGATCCATCTGATAGCATGTGTAAAACTCCTTTGACTGGATAGCTGTTATTCATGCCGTGACTCCTTTCTTAACAAACAAACTTGGTCCTATCTTCCAGTACGATTTCGCTACAGCTCTTTGTGCCACTTCCTCCGGCGTTAGCTTCTTGGTCCCTATGGCATCCTCTATCGTCCATCCATGAGTTAACCTCCATTGCAGGGCCCTATAACTCACTCCATTAGACATTGCTCTTTCTTTGTTCTCTGTGCAGTATTGCGGTTTTCTCTTTGTCTCTGCTATTGCCTCTATAATGTCCTCGCGCTTCATTATCGGGGTTGTGGCTGCTTCCTCCATGGTCATTCCCTGTCTACTCACTCGGCTGTAGAGTACGCATAGTGTGACATTGTTCTCCTTCGCTACCTCTAACCAATGGCCATACTTCCTGCTTTTCCTGGAGGGTTGTGTTATTGCTTTCTCTACGGTCCAGCCAAGTGTTCTGACTCGCTCGGTTGCCAAGCGATCACTGATGCCATTTTCTAGCGCTATGTTGTACTGTTGTGGTGTGATATAGAAGCTGTATGCCATCATCTAACCTCTCTTATGGCTTGATTCTTATCGTGCTCATGTTCTGGCCGTCCCCATTTGAATATGTCCTTATTGCTTGCCATGCCGTGTCTCTGTCTCCATTGCTTTATTGACTTATCTGATCGGTTCATTTGCTCCCCTATTTGCTCGTCCATTAGGCCGTTTTCCCATAGCGCTGTTATCCATACTGGATCTATCATTTTTGCCATATTTTTCACTCCTTCGCTATTTTCGCGTGTTCTATTGGATCTCTTGTACAAATAAGGCTTATTACTTTCTTGGAAATCTCCCTAAATCGTTCATCCGTTAGCTCCGCATGATTCGCTCTATTCTTGTTATCTCGTTGAACATTTCTATATATTTTGGATACCATTTATCAACTTCCTCCTTAGTTCGTTTTGGATCGTCCAGCCAAATCATGGCCTTTCTAGTCTGCGGTATAAGTTCTTTGAGTTGTTGTTCTATATTGTCCATGGGCATTGCTCCTGTATCTCTATAACTTCCTGTTCTGTGTTGCCTTCCCATCCGTAAGACTTGTTTTCTGTTGTGTCCCTGTTGTAAAAACTCAGTGTCCTTTGAGAAAAGAAGTATTTAATAGCCTTTCGTTCTCCGGCTTCTCGGTCCTTAAGGCTTGTTATAATTGCGTCCCAGTCCTTTTCCTCTCCCCAGTTCCGTTCTACTGCTATAATGTTGTCTGCCTTGTTTCCTATGTTCCCTGTTCCGCTTATGTCCGTCTTACCTAAGTTTCCTACTGATCCGCTAGTGATCTCACCCTTCATCTTGTTTGGATGGCATACTAGGACCAGGTGAACGCTGTTTGTTCTTGCAAAAGTCTTGCATCGTTCAGTAAAGTTTGCTTGATCACTGTTAAGGCTGTCTGCATTTTCCTCTAGCCTGGACATGAGGTTGTCTACAAAGAATATCTTTACTCCATATCTCTTAGCTGCTAACTCCATTGTCTGGAAGAATACGTCCACACCTTTGCCGGATGCTTCCACTGTTCTGTCATAGATGTAAAATAGTGATTCGTGCCATTCCTTAATTCGCTTTACTATTTCCGGCTTGATGATTTCCTTTATCTTGTAC